TCAATCATTTAATTTTAATTTAATTTTTTATTACCCACATTAAAACGTGGGTCAACAGTCGATAAAGAACATTAAAACGTTCTTTTATCTTAGTGTTAGGCACAATAAAAATTATTCACCTTGTTCACTAAATTTAATTAGTGCATCATATAAATATTTTGGTATCTCCTCAAAGTCTGTACCATCATAATTTTCTATTCCCCAAAAGTATTTACCTTCTTCTTCTTTTATTTCTAATCCACCGTAGTAATTTCCTATATCAAACATAATTTTAAAAGTGCCTAACAATGGCTAAAGTTAATAGCCTAAATAGGTCTTGTTATAATTTAATGGTCAGTAATTAAGGCTACTAACCTTAGCCTTTCTCGTTGTAGTTAATTGCCAAACTCTATTTCATTGGTAAATGCTCTATGAAGTAAGTCTGTGTTATACGTTTGGTTATTTTTTTCATACCAAAGTCCGTTAAACGCTGGTTCATATCCTTTACTTTGTGTCCATCTTTCAAACTCTTTGCTCTTTTTACTTGGCAACTCAACCACAACATCGGTTAAAGTTAATTGCTTTTTAAAGTCTTCTAATAAAGTTTGTAAATAAAAATCAGTTGCTTGTCCAGTAACATCAATTATTCTTGGATTATCTTTTATTCCCTTGCTTTCTAAGTATTTTAATACATTCATTTTTTATTTATTTAATTATTACTATCCGCAACTAACCTTAACCGCAACCGTTAGGCACATATTAAAACAATGCTGCCAACAACGTGTATAAAAAATAACTACTTATTGCTTATCAATTAAGTTCACTATTTTATTGTCATCTTCGTAAGAATGTATCTGCCATTTAAAAGTCGGCTTAGGCAATGGAAACCTTAAAGTGTCCCAATTTGCACTATCATTTGTATTTGCTATTAAGTCATTCCTCAAACTCACGCCTACATTCATAAATCCTTTTGGTAATTCTACTTTTATTTTAGTCATATCTATTAAGTTTATTGTTAATTTATCCGTTACTTTTCATACACAATACGTTGTATGCAATTAAAAAAGACATACAACAATGTATAAAAGTAATAGCGGTGTTCGTTGCTGAACTGTAGTCTTCGTCTAAGTCAAGGTAATATCCAAACCCTTAACGCACTGGTACGATACCGCTACATACTCTTATACTAACCGTTGTCGTTAATATTTCAGTAATTATAATAGTCAAAGTAGTTTGTCGTTAATTTATACGCACTAAATCATATACAATTCAGTTAGCAAATATAAAAAAATTCTTTAATTAAAAAAAAATTTTAATTTTTAACCAAAAAAAAAGGCCTAGAAATTAATCTAAGCCTTTTAAAATAAATTATTTTATTTATTAAGGAGTCTCTAAAGCTGCCTGAGCGGTAGCAAAAGTTCCTTTTACAAACGCATTAGGTAGGTAGTTTGTAAGTGCGATCCTTTCAGATACTCTTACAGTTACAAATCCATCTCTTACGTTAGTTCCATCTTCTCTAAAGAATTCAACATTTACACCTTGACGTACCCATAATTGAGTACCTACTGAGAAGTTTCCTATTAAGAAATCTCCAGCAGTTATAGCGCTGTTTAATACAACTCTTACGCCCATAAATACCGGCGTTAAACCTCCGTAAACTTGGTCTTTAAGATAGTTGTTAGTAGTATCTTTTAACAATAGTATTTTATGAAAATCAGTAGGATTTAATAAAATAGTATCAGCGTTGTAGTTTAATAAAGCTAATTGATTTAATGAAGCAACTATTACATCGAATTGATTAGCAGACTCTACACTATCAGCATAATCGCCAGCAGCAAAAGCCGGAGCAGAGTTTATGATACCTCCTAAATCGTTTCCAGTTAAAATGTTCGCATCTTCAACCTCTAGCAATTTCTCAGGCGCTCTAGCCGATAAATAAGAAGTTAATTGAGGAGTATCTGCCAACATTTCTTCAGAAATACGGAAGTAAGTTCCGATTTTCTTAACGTTCGCGTTTACTGCTGTCATATCGAAGTCAGATTGCGCAAATGTAGCACCCTCGGCAGTTATTGCAGCAGCGTTAGTATATCCTGACTCTTTTACATATCGAACTACATCGCTTTGAGTTGAACCGATAGATAATAATTGTCTAATATGTACCGGTCTTGTTGGATCAAATTTATATCCTGGAACTCTATCGGCTGCGATTACCTCTCCGGTAAAATCAGCGCCTACAGTCATATCGGCTTTTATTTCAAATCTTGCGCTTTGTGAATGTCCTTTTTTAAGTCCATCAATTGCGCCATTTTCTAAAGCGTCTTTTAAAGCGCTTTTAAAGGATACTGTTTTTTGGCTATTGAATTGCTTTTTATTAGCAACTTCAAAAGCATCAAAACGCTCGTTAAATTTAGTTGTAATTTCAGCAACTTCGGATTTTACAATCTCGCTTGCTTTTACTTCGATTGAGTTTACTACCTCAACATTTGATTTTTCAATCTTTGCGTCAATTGACTTTGTAATATTGTCAATCTGACCTTTTAATTCTTCGTTCATTTTTTTGGTTTAACGAATTATACAAATAGTTTAATACTTCGGAATCATTGGATTTTACCTCAACATTCGGCGAAGTGACTACATTTGTCGGCTTCGTGAACTCTATAAATAACGATTTCAATTTTAATACTTCAGCTTCTAAAGCGTAACCCATCTCGTCAGAAATTTGGCCCTTTCTTAGCAATTTTGAGAGGTTGTCATACCTCTTTGATAGTTTTTCTAAATCTACATTTCCTTTTACGTCTAATATCAACGCCTGGTCGTTAGCTGCCAAAGTAACGGCGCTAATCTCATATAGTTTTACTTCGTTTATTTCTCTATAATCGGCTTTGTTTTGCTTTTGTATTGGTAATATACCGACACTATTTTCGGTTATTACTCCGGACTTCATAAGCTCTACAACATCTTTACCTAGTTGCGTTTTAGCAATTTCAGCAACAAAAACAAGTCCTTTGTCATCTTCATACAATTCGGTCATTTTACCGATTGGCTGATTCATATCGTGTTGATACAAATACTTTACGCGTGATCCATTCTCAGCGATTGTCTTTTTATATGCGCCTTTAGTTATAATGTCATTGTCAGAATCTCTATTTCCAAAAATAGAGCCATAGCCTTTAATTATACCGGCCTTTTCGTCTGCATCGATTAACTCACCAACTGGAGCCGCTTTATAAAGAATTGTATTCATATAGAAAATTTTTGTAAATATACGATTTTTTAAATTTTAGATATATTGCACCTCACCACCATCTAAAACATCACCAGTAAAGTTTGGAATCCATTTTATTTGCCTTCCGTTTGACTGCTCTAAAACCTGAATAAGTTTTTCCTCGCCTAATACATTAAAATAATTCAAAGGAGTTTCGGCTTCAGGGTGTAAATCTAAATACTCATTTAAAAGTTTTTCTAATTTATCCATTTTATAAATTTATTAATTCATCAATCCATTTAATTGTGTCCTCGTATATTTCAGGAAATAACTTTTTAAACACTAAATTTCCCGAATATTTATTTTCAAATGCGTGTGCTAACATTTCTGCGTGACGCCATCCTAAATTACTATAATAGTTGTTTGAATGTCCCCATCCAATTTTGTTTTTTGTCATTGCTCCAAAATAATCAGAAACCGCACCATAACTTTCATTAAATTGCTTATCTGTCAATGTAGGAAATTTATCTCTTATTGACTTTCTATGGCTTACACTAAATCTATTAACGTGTTCAAAATACTTAAACTTGTCAGCGCCTCTTTTGTTAATCCCAATTTTTGATAGTTGTGATTTATAAAAATTAACAACTTCATCAATACTTTTGTAATATCTACCCGCTAAAACAACCCATTTCCTTTGAGTATGGATTAAATGTCCAAATTCGTGTGCTAAAACTTTTTCAATAGTTTCAGAATTATACCTTACTGTGTCAATAACGATTGTGTTACCTGACATATAAGATCCTTTAGTTGAGCTTTTTAAATTCGGCTTTTCTTTTAGCAAAGATAAATAATTATCATTTACTTTAGCGTTTTTCGGAACTATTTTGCTCCACGCATCGGGACGCATTAATTCTTTTGCGTCTTGAATACCTGATGCAACAGTCGCTCCGACATCTGCAACAAAATCTCCTAAACCATAACCCGTCCTAGTTCCGCCACCTAAACCAAAGTTAATGTCAGTAATTTCTCCGGTAGCTTCTGCATCTTCTTTTGGAAATGAAGCAATTGAACAACGACAATTAATAACCTCTTTTGCTGGGCCTCTAGGATCGCCAGGATATAACATCTGACTACCTCCAACGTTAAACGTGTCTTTTTGGTTTACTACTTTTCCGTTTGCTTCTCGATGTGTCGTTCTTGTTCTTTCGTCTGTTGCTGCTATCCATTCTTTTTGCAAATCTTCGGCCGGAAAAATTGTCTCGGCGGATGCCATTGTTGCAAAGTTTGCCGCGTTTGTTGCTTCCGTTCTAACCAATCTCTCTGCCTGGAATGTAGAATAGTTTGTAAATTGATTTCTTAAAATTCTAGTTTTTTCGTCAATTCCTGAGTTTTGAAAATCTATATCCGTCATTAGCTGCTGTGTTATTTTAACTAATGTAGCTTTTGCCGTACCACTTACTAAGGTAACTCTTTCAGCACCTACAGCAGAGCCTAAAGCTGCGAATGTGTTTTGCCATTGGCTAACGTATTGAGACGGATCAACGCCCTTTTTAATGTATTTGTCGAATCCTTTAGCGTACCATTTCGCAAATTGCAAACCGATATCCTCGTATAAGTCTCGATAAATTTTTATTATATCGCCGGTATAAAATAATAGTTGAAATGTAGTCTGTCCGTCAGATAAAAAAGAATTAACGCCTTTAAAATACTGATTTTTGTAGTATCTTTTTACTTTAGCTAATTGCTTTTTTTCGGCTTTTTTAAGCTCACTCTCAAAAGCCTTTTGCCATTTGTCGCGGTCTAACTTCAATTATTCGCCTTTTTGCTTCAGTAATTTATCAATATCTACATCAATCGGATTGGTAGGTACATCTATATCGCTCGGATTGGTAGGTATTAAATTCGCCGGAATAAAATAATCGTCTAAAGTTGTGTTTTCTTCATCCTTTCCGTAGTTCATTGCGGCCCTCTTTTCATTTGGAGTAATCCACCACGCTTTAGATAACTGCTCTACTACTTTCTCGGTTTCTTCTTGTAATTCCGGAATAACAGAAAAATCAAACTCTATACATAAATTATCGCCAAATTTAGGTACTAGCCATCTGTTCAGCTCGTCTTTAATTTTAATTAGCTCAGGTATTACAACGTTTTGATACAATGCCTTTTTTGCTTCTTTTTGGTTATTGTATGAGCTAGAATCTGTATTGTTTAGCAATTGTACCGGTACATTGTAAATATTACATAAATCTTTAATAGATGCGTTGTATTGCTCAATTAATGACACATCAGCAGCATTTAAACCAAAATTTACCCAAGACATTTTATTCGGCGTTATTATAATATCTCCGGCCTTGTCCGATCCTTGGTGCTGTCTCCTAAATTTATCTTTTAATTGCTTTGCTTGGACTTCGCTAATATCTCCCATTTCAGAAGTTAACAAACCTCTAGCCGTTTGGTTTTGTAAGTATTTTACGCCAGTTTGTACGGCTTCATTATTTGTAGTTAGCGAGCGTAATCCGGCGCGTAATGGCGATTGTCCGTATAAATGTGATCCAGTTCCGTCGTAGTATGGGTTAAAGTCTTTTATGTGGCAAATTTCAGAAGCATCAATATATTTTGTGCCGTTATAATCTAGTTTATATTGGGATACTGGATTCATTAATCCGTTAGATATGATTTCCATATTTTGAGACGGCATTACATACAGCTCGCTAAACTTTCCTAAGTTGTCTCCAGTTTCCGGCCCAATACCATAGATATACCTATTTCCGGTTAATTTACCAAATGCGATAATTTCAGTAAGCCAGGAGCTGTAAGATTGTGCTGGATTTGGTCGGTCTAATAATTTATGTAGCTCAGTATCTTGCAATTCTATTAATGCGGTCTTTTGCAACATTGCGGCCTTTCTTATTGATGCCGAATCCATAAATCCCGACGTTAGCGCTTTATACCTCTTATAATCGTTGTCGTTTGTCTTTTCATATACTTGTAGCGGTATCGTTGTAGCGGCTTTAGTTATTAAATTTATTATAGAATAAATTGTCGCGTTTTTTCGATATCCCTCAGTAATATAAGACTCGTCGTTTTCAGCATTCCAAACAATTGAATTACCTAAAAAGCTATAAATAGCTTTGTTGTATTCCTCGTTAGTATTTTGATTTTTGTTTAAACGCTTGAATCTATCGAAAAAAGATGCCATATTTTAAGTAAGTAAATTTTCGTAAAAATACAAAATTTAAACAACAAAGAAATTGTTTATTAAGTTGCGCTCAATCGCGTATGATGTAACATCGATATGCTCGTCGTGTTTAGCGTTTGGAAATGTACTAACTTGCTGTAAAAATGCATCGTTCCAATTGTCTTTTACTAGATAAACTCTACCACCTTCAATAAATGGCGAGGATGCTCTAGCACGTTCAATTTTAGAGTATCTTACAAAGTTTGTAGTAAGCTCTGAAACATTGTATCTCGTTTCGCGCCTTAATAGTTGTACGAGCGATTTACCGGACGCTTTAGGCTCAACTAATATTTGAGATACTGGCACTCCGCAAGATTGCACAAATGACGTAATAAATTTTTTAAGTTCCGGCATTTCTAGGTACTTATCTATACTTTTAAAAATATAAAGATTATCGCCACTTTTACCGCTTATTTGTATTCCGGTTGGATCGTTTCTCGTATCCTTGGTATAAGCGCCATCGATATACATTTCGTAAACGATATCGTTAGGCAATTCGGCACGATTAACAATATTAAACCAATCCTTTCGCCACTCTCCACCTTCAGGAGGTGAGGGCAATTGTAAGTACTGACCACTAAACGTATATCTATCCGCCTGGCGTATTGCTTCAAGTTCATCAAACGAATGCTTTTCAGGCCATAACGCTTTATTATCGTCATCTAATGCCGACAGCTTTAAATGATGCCACTCCTCGCCGCTACCACCATCTAACAAATATCCGCTTAAATCTTCCTCGTGTAATCGCTGCATAATAACGATAATTGGCACATCTCTATCGTTTACCCTAGATCGTATAGTAGTATTATATCGATTGTTTATGAACGATCTTCTAACGTCAGATAGAGCGTCATCCGGTTTTAATGGATCATCTATAATAATAGCGCCACCACTACCAGCACCAAAACCAGTAATTGCACCACCTGAAGAAGTAGCATAAACACCACCGCCATCGGTTGTATACCATTTTTTCTGACTTTGAGAGTCTTTTTTTAGCTTTATATCCCACAAACGACCAAAAGCATCCGAGTTAATATACTCCTTTGTCATTGAGCTATTATCTAGGGCCAACGAATCCGAATAGGATAAATGTATGAACTTTGCGGCTGGGTTTTTTGCCAAACTCCAAGCGATATACATTTTAACGGCTAGCTCAGTTTTTCCGTATCTAGGCGGTATATTTATTATTAAACGCTTTATTTCGCCTTTATGTACTTTGTGAAGCGTATCGGCTAGTGTTTCGTGAAATTCTGCTACTTGAAATTTTTTTCCGGTATTTTCTTTAAAAATATATCGAGTAAAAAACAAAAGCGATCCCTCACATTTTTGTTTAATTATTCCGTTAATACTCATCGTTTAAAATGTTGTCTATTTTCTTTTTTGCTTCTGTAGAAAGTTTACTAGTGCTTATGTCTGCCGTCATTTCGACTTCCTTACGCTCAATGTAACCCCTTTTTTTACCTTTAGTCTTTAAATAAAAAATAGTAGCTGTAGTGTTGCCCTCTTTAATTTGCTTGTGCAATTGACTTTCTGCAAAATCTAAAGTTAAATTACTAATCTCATCAACTGCATTTTTAAATTCTTGGTCATTGTTGTAGTAATTATAAAATGTTGATCTAGCGCAATCGACTTCTTTACAAGCAATCGTAACAATTCCTAGAGATTTTTCTAACGCTTTTAAAAGTTTCTTTTTTATAGTGTCCAAAGTGTCCATTTTTTTTGTCATAAAAGCAAAGTTAAACAAATTAAAAAGCATAAAAAAACCCCCTAATTAAAGGAGGTTTAAATAATTATAATTTAAAATAGCTTTTCTTGCTTTACTGTTGCTTTAAATCGTTTTTCAGCTTCTTTCATATTTAAAATAGCTTGTTTAAAATAACTACTTTTTAACTCAATACCGATAGCTTTACGGCCCATTGATACCGGACTAAAAACCTCACTACCAACGCCCATAAAAGGAGTTAATACTATTTCATCAGGATTAGAATATAACTCAACAATTCTATCAATAACGTCTAGCTGTAATGGGTGTACGTGCTTTTCGTCATCCTCTTCGCGACTATCTCTAAAAGGCAAAACGTTGTCGTTTCTTATGTCATCCCAAACACTAGACGCGTATCNNTGCCATATGTAATGATTTAATTTAGTTATTTTATCGTCTTCATTTCTGTTATTAAGAAGCTCCCACAACTCCTCTTCATTAAGACTAGATTTGTTTGCATTATTCCAAGCTCTTAAAATATTTGGTAAAATTGGAATTTCTCCGGCATAGTGATTAATACCAAATTCGTGAGTAACTGGTACTTTGTTTTCGCCTTTTTTAGTAAACACTAAAACGTAATCAGGCATTGCGGTAAAACACTTTGTAGAGTCCTCTACTATAAACTTGTGCATTAAACTCTGTACCATTGTACGCATACGAACTTTTAACGGCTCTTTCCATATTGTAATACGATTTCGATACTCAAAACCATACTTTTGATGTATTCTAATTATTTCATTTGGAAAATCCCACAACCTACAAGTATTATCAAAAACATCAGTACAATGAACGGCAGTAATTCGACCATCTTTTGTAACTCTTGCAATCTCTTTTACTAAATATTCGTATTGCTCTAAAAATTGCTCTTTGCTTTCGCAGTTAGACATATCGTGTTCGCTGCTAGAATAATTATACAATCCAGCAAACGGAGGAGAATATACCGACAAATCAATACTTTTATCTTCTAATGTTGGCATAACTAACATACAATCGCTTTCGTATATGCTGTATCTTTCTGTGTGTAACTGATCTTTTACTTTGTTTTCCATTTTTATAAAAATTTAGGTTTAATTAATTCTTTGTTAAATTCTTTGTTTACGTCTATAAAGGTGCTGTTTACGTTTTGCGTAAGGTTTTTATGTAATTGTATTGCTTTTTGAGTTTTTTGCTCTAAAGCTTCTAATACTCTAGTTTGTCCGTCTGAAATAACCATATCTATAGTAACATTGTTTTTTTGTCCAAACCTCCAAAACCTCCTAATAGCCTGGTAATATTGCTCGTAACTGTATGTAGGAAAAAATACAGAATGATTACAATGTTGCCAATTTAGGCCCATAGATGTCATTTTTGCTTTTGTTATAAGTCTTTTTATATCGCCATCCGCAAAAGCTTTTAGTATTTCTTCTTTTTTATCTATTGATTGACTTCCTATAATTTCTACAGCTTCTTTGTCATTTTCTCGTAATATCCTACTCTCTTCGTTTCTGTTAACCCAATAAACCGAGGTTTTGCCTTTTGCTAGTTCTAGCGCCTTTTCACATCTTTTGTCTATTGTTTGCTTTACCTCTGATCTTATTTCGTTAAAGTTCTTTGCTGGTCTATTAAACATTTGAATCTGCCCATCTATTTCTAATAAACTATTGTTTTTTACAACGTGTTTATTTAAAATTAATTCAGGTAATATATATTTTTTATCACTAAATCCTAAATCGCTAGGCATTTTAGCCATAATAGACCATTGATTTACCCAAGCAAAGAAGCTTTTTTCTGCGTGAGGTTTTAAATAAAACTTTTCGCCTATATTTCTGTTAGTGCTATCTACGCTGTTTTGATTGTTTTTAAAAAACTTGCCTAACATATCCATATAACCCATATACCCCAAAGCCTCGGAACTAGTGCCAAGCTCTATAAAATCGTTAGGAGATGGCGTCGCGGTGCTTAAAAATCTATAAGGTATTTTCTTAATAAAAGATGTAATATTATTTTTAATTTTTCCGTCAAAGTTTTTTAATA